CAACTAGACCACCTAGACTTGCACCAGCAGATCCACCAGAGGGTGTTACCGTTGTGGTGACATTGTTTCCTGATATACTCATTGTTGTTCCCACTCTACTTACAGAAGTTTGAGCTGCGTCCACCGATAAAGCCACACTCGATGACATACGATGATGAATATCGGCACGAGCTGATAAGGGTGCCGTCAATATTGCCATAACCAAAAGCAAGGGTGCTTTTTTCATAATTCCCGATACCTTTTCAAGGCTATTTAGCCAGTTTTACACTTCAAAACAGGTATTAATACGGACATCCGAATCACTGGTACGGTTGAACATTTGTACTATATGCACTAAATATAGGTGGTTGCCTTCGGGGACCACAAAACACAAACTCGCTTACTAAGGAGCTAAAACAATGACTGGACTTACAAAGTTCGTGTCCAAAGATATGGACGTGCTATTCGATGCTATCAACAAATATAGTGTCGGGATGGATGACACCATCAACAGACTTCACGCTTTTGGATTGAACCCTCAAGGTACCTCGTACCCTCCCTACAACATCATCAAAGAATCAGAGAACGAGTGGAAGATTGAAATGGCACTCGCTGGATGGAGCAAAGAAGATGTAGAGGTTTCAACTGAACGCAATCAACTCTTGATTAAGAGTACAAAGGATCAATCAGCAGATGAGCAAGGGGAATATACATTCAAGGGACTAGCAGCACGTGCATTCAGTAGGTCATTCAACTTATCTGATGACGTAGAGATAAGTAACGTGGCATTTCATAATGGTTTGCTAACAGTTACTTTAACTAGAGTGGTACCAGAAGCACAACAAAGGAAAGTTTATGATATAGTATAGATAGTTTACCTGCATAACCAGAGTGAAGTTCGAAGATTATTACAAAGAATTTTGTGAGGTCTTTGGTCATCCACTCTGGATGCTGCCAATGATGTGTATAGGATTCTTCCTTATGGTAGAAGTTATGCATACCTCATACCATATGGATGGTGAGAAGGATGCACACGGATTCTGTGGCAGACAACAGTGGGTTAAGGATCTACAAGGAGATGAAGATTGGTAGAACTATTACAATTACTAGAAGCAGGGTTAGTCTTCACAGCAGTTACTCTCGCTGCTGTCAGTGCCCCTGTTGTCATAATAACTGGGGAACAGATGCCAGATATGAGTCCTATGTTAGATAAACCTATACATAGTGATACAACAACAGAAGAACCTTGAGGGTTCTTTTTTTTATGAACCACTATTTTAACTGCACTCCAAGGCAGTGTGAAGAGTATGAAAGCATTACTCTTGATATACCAACGGAACACGTCGAAGAAGTCCTGTTCTATGCAAGGACTATCTCTGATGAAAAGAACATAACAGCACGTAAGGCTTTCACTGAGGTCGTTCGTGGTGTATACTATCAACTAATGGAAAAGAACTATGACCGTAAAAATCGTAAGAATGCTCAACGGAGAGGACGTAATCGCTGACGTTCAGGAAGCGTATCCTAATGAAGAGACTTACAGTCCTATCGGTTATATGCTAACCAAACCATATCAAATAGAAGTTTCAGCAACTGCTGAGATGTTGTTTGAGGAGAACGCTTCTGACGAACCACAAAAGATTAATGACTTGAATGTCCAATTATTTCCTTGGATACCATTGTCATCAAACGATAAGACTCTTGTAGTTCTAAGCAACGTAGCAACAGTCTACACTCCAAACCCTGAGATAAAATCAAAATGGGAAACTATAGCAAAGGCAACTCAAAATGAATCCACTGAAGATCGTAGTACTAAAGGACCACAGTCACTTGATGGGTGAGGTCACTGAACTGGATGAAGAACCCAGTTACCTTCTAACAAATGCTTATAAGATTGATGATGGACAGTTTTCAAAGTATCCACTCTACACAGATCAGAGGGATATCTTCTTGACATCTGACGTAGTTTTGACTATAGTAGATCCGTCGGAAACTATCATCACTGAGTACAAGAAGGCACTTTGAAATCAATTTATACAAATGTGACCTTGTTAGGGGACTCCATTCTATGCCGTGGGTATGAGAATGGAGAGCCTGTGTCCTATAGGGATACAATCAAACCAACGTTGTTTGTCCCCTCACCTAAAGGTACTTGGAAGACTCTTGATGGTAGAAAGATGGCACCTGTCAAACAGGATGGTGCCAGAAGAGCAAGAGAATTTATCGAGAAGTATAAGAACGTTGAAGGATTTGAGGTTCACGGGTATGAGAGATTCATATACCAGTGGATCAGTGAGAAATTTCCTTGGGAACATATGGAGTTTAGTCTCAATGATATGAAGATCTATACGATCGACATTGAGGTTGAATGTGAGAATGGATTCCCTGATACTGAAGCATCAGCAGAGAAGATCCTGTTGATTACAATTAAAGATTTTGCCACAGGTGAGTTCGTCACTTGGGGTACAAGAGAGTATGCTGGTAAGAATTATAGATGCTTTACTAATGAGCAGGATATGCTCACTGATTTCCTTGAGTGGTGGGTACAGAATACACCTGACATCATTACAGGATGGAACTGTAACCTATATGACATACCATATATCTGTAGAAGAATAGAACGTGTCCTTAGTGACAAGCATCAGAAGAGTCTGTCTCCTTGGAACAAGGTTAATATGCGTGAGGTTTACATCCAAGGACGTAAGAACCTTTCGTATGATATAATGGGGGTATCAATATTAGATTACCTTGACTTGTATAGGAAATTCACCTATACTAATCAGGAATCCTATAGACTGGAGCATATTGCTACAGTTGAATTGGGTGAAGGTAAGTTAGATCATTCCCAGTACGAGAACTTTAAAGCGTTCTATACGAATGACTGGGATAAGTTTGTTGAGTACAACATTAAAGACGTTGAACTTGTAGACAGACTTGAGAAGAAGATGAAACTTCTTGAACTAGCTGTCACTATGGCATACGATGCCAAGGTGAACTTCCAAGACGTGTATTCACAGGTTCGTATGTGGGACACTCTTATCTACAACTACTTACAAGAGAGGAAAATCTGTGTCCCGCCGAAGATCGAAACGAAAAAGGATGACAAGTATGCTGGTGCGTATGTCAAGGAGCCAAAACCTGGTTTATATAATTGGGTTGCTAGCTTTGACCTCAACAGCCTCTACCCTCATCTTATTATGCAGTATAATATTTCTCCAGAAACCCTCGCCGAAAGAAGGCACCCCGATGCCTCAGTTGAAGGACTGCTTAATCAAACAGTCGGGATCTCTGGAGATTATTCCGTGTGTGCCAATGGAGCACAATATCGCAGGGACACTCACGGCTTCCTCCCAGAGATGATGCAGAAGATCTACGATGAACGTGTGATCTTTAAGAAGAGGATGTTACAAGCGAAGCAGAAGTATGAAGAAACTGGTGATACAAAACTTCAAGATGATATTTCTGCATATAATAATATACAGATGGCTCGCAAGATTCAATTGAACAGTGCCTATGGTGCCATTGGCAACCAATACTTCAGGTACTATAGTCTTGCAAACGCTGAGGCAATTACATTGTCTGGTCAAGTCTCGATCCGATGGATTGAGAACAAGATGAACACCTATCTAAACAAAGTACTTAAAACTGAGGACACCGATTATGTTATTGCTTCTGATACCGATTCCATTTATCTTAACTTGGGTCCTCTGGTTAAAGCTGTATTCAAGGACGGAGAGAAAAGCGATAAGGACACTCTTAGGTTCCTTACGAAGGTGTGTGATGTGGAACTTGAAAAGTATATTACGCATTCTTATGAAGAACTGGCAGCCTATGTAAATGCTTATGACCAGAAGATGTTTATGAAGCGAGAGAACATCGCTTCTAAAGGTATCTGGACAGCAAAGAAGAGATATATTCTCAATGTATGGAACAGTGAAGGTGTTCAATACAAGGAGCCCAAACTAAAGGTTATGGGTATTGAGTGTGTTAAGTCATCTACTCCTGGTGCTTGTCGTACTGCAATTAAAGATGCACTCAAGGTTCTTATGAATGGAAATGAATCAGATGTACAAGAATACATTGCTGACTTTAGAAAGAAATTTGAATCGCTTCCTCCTGAAGATATTGCTTTCCCTAGAGGTTGCAATAGTTTGGCTAAGTATAGTGGTTCATCTGGAATTTATGTCAAGGGTACTCCAATCCACGTTCGGGGTGCTCTCCTATATAATTTTCACATTAAGCAAAAGAAATTGTCACATAAGTATCCTCTCATCCAAGAAGGAGAGAAGGTCAAGTTCATCTACCTCAGAACTCCGAATAGAATAAGTGAGAACGTGGTTAGTTTCTTTCAGACACTACCCAAGGAGTTCGAACTTGACAAATCAATAGACTACGACCTACAATTTGACAAGAGTTTCCTCGCTCCCTTACAGGTTATACTTGATACAATCAACTGGAAGGCAGAGAAAGTAGCATCCCTAGAAGAATTTTTCCTATGACATCCTCGTTCTTACAAGATATTATCAAGAACATTGATAATGAATATGCATCATTAGCAGACGATGGTATAGCTGCTGGTGATACTAGTGGTTACATTGATACTGGTTCATATATTTTTAATGCACTTGTCAGTGGTAGTATTTTTGGTGGTATCCCTTCCAATAAGATCACTGCACTAGCAGGTGAGTCGAGTACTGGTAAGACATTCTTTACCATCTCGATAATGAAACACTTTCTTGAGACACATCCTGAAGCAGGTGTAGCATTCTTTGAATCAGAAGGTGCTATCAGTAGAGAATTACTTGCTGATCGTGGTGTTGATGTTAAGCGTGTTGTTATCATACCCGTGGTAACCGTACAAGAATTTAGAAAGCAAGCATTGATGGTAGCAGATAACCTATTGAAGGATAAGAATCATCCACCTATGTTATTTGTGCTTGATTCATTAGGAATGCTGTCTACATCTAAGGAGATTGAGGATAGTGAAGCAGGTAAAGAGACTAGAGATATGACTAGAGCACAAGTTGTTAAGTCAATCTTTAGAGTTTTGACTCTGAAATTATCCAAATGTAATATTCCCTTAATAGTTACCAACCATACATATGATGTGGTGGGTGCTTATATGCCTACCAAAGAAATGGGTGGTGGAAGTGGATTAAAATATGCAGCATCAACTATCATATTCCTCAGCAAATCTAAAGAGAAAGATGGTAAAGATGTGATTGGAAATATTATTAAATGTGAGACAAAGAAGAGTAGGTTCACTAAAGAGAATGCCAAAATCGCAACGAGACTATTTTTTGACGAACGTGGATTGGACCCCTATTACGGACTCCTCGAACTTGGAGAAAAATATGAAGTCTTTAGAAAATCTGGAAACCGTTTCGAGATTGGAGAGGCAAAAGTGTATCCGAAGAACATTCTTGAGAATCCTGAGAAGTATTTCACCCCAGAAATAATGCAAGCACTAGATGAGTGCGCTAAAAAGGAATTTTCATATGGAACTTAGTAAGTTTATTAAAACTTATGATGATGCTGTACCTGAAGAGGTCTGCAAGCACGCTGTTAAACTGTTCAATGAGCAGGATAATAAAGAAGATTGGGACAGGGAAGGTTGTCCCCAATTTACCCAGTTTAATATCACAGAGTTTCTTGATAAGAAAGAAGATCAAGAGAACCGTGGTGACTGGGATATCATACAGTATGCATTGATTCAGTCTGCTCAACTATATGTACAGCAGTATATGGATGAGAATGATTGTAGAAAGTTCTTCCCTGATCGTAGTTCATTAGAACAGTTCAGGATGAAGAAGTATCGTAAAGGTACTGACGATAGGTTTGAGAAGCACGTTGATGTTGCTGATCATATGAGTGCAAAGCGTTTCCTTTGTATGTTCTGGTATCTGAATGACGTTGAGGAAGGTGGTGAGACTGCGTTTGATGGGTTGTCAATCCAACCTAAGCGTGGTAGACTCTTAATATTCCCACCTCTTTGGGTGTTCCCTCACGAGGCGAAGCCAACCATTTCAGATGACAAGTACATCGTAGGAAGTTACTCACACTATGTCTGATTCCATTGAAGGACTGGTCATTAACACTCTAGTCTTCAATAAAGACTACACCAGACAAGTCCTACCACATTTAAAAGCAGAGTACTTTGAGCAGTTTAATAACAGAGTACTCTTTGAAGAACTATCAGAATATATGGTCAAGTATGATCAGCTTCCTAGTAAGGAAGCACTTCTTATTGAATCTGAGAATCGTACAGACCTGAATGAAAGTCAATATCAAGAGATTAAGACAGCAATAGATTGTCTTAATGAGGAACCACACGAGTCCAAGTGGTTAGTTGATACTACTGAGAAGTGGTGTCGTGATCGTGCTATTTACATTGCCCTGCTTGAGTCTATTCAGATTGCTGATGGAGATGGTGACTCATCAATGAGTCGTGATGCTATTCCATCTATACTAAGTAATGCGTTGGGTGTGAGTTTTGATAACTCAGTAGGACACGATTATTTTGAATCAGCAGACGACAGATTCGCTTTCTACCACAGACGTGAGGACAAGATACCTTTCGATCTGGAATTCTTCAACCGTATTACAAAGGGTGGACTTCCTAATAAAACTCTCAACGTTGCTCTTGCAGGTACTGGTGTGGGTAAGTCTCTCTTTATGTGTCATTGCGCTGCTAGTAACTTACTCCTCAATAAGAACGTACTCTATATCACGATGGAGATGGCTGAAGAGAAGATTGCTGAACGTATCGACGCTAATCTCTTGAACGTAGACTGTAGGCAGTTAGAGAAACTACCTAAAGTTATGTTTGATAATAAGATAGAGAAGGTAATGAACAAGACTAAGGGTAGATTGATTGTTAAGGAGTATCCAACAGCATCTGCACACGTAGGACACTTTAAAGCACTTCTTCAGGAATTGGCCATAAAGAAGTCCTTCATTCCCGACATAATTTACATAGATTATCTAAATATTTGTGCGAGTTCTAGGTACAAAGGAGCGATAGTTAACTCCTATACTTACGTGAAGGCAATTGCTGAAGAACTAAGAGGGTTAGCAGTCGAATCCGACCTACCTATCATCTCTGCTACACAAACAACGAGGGCTGGATATGGAAACTCAGACGTTGACCTTACTGATACTTCCGAGTCTTTTGGACTTCCTGCTACTGCTGATTTTATGTTCGCGCTTATCTCTTCCGAAGATCTTGAAGCGGAGAATAAAATTATGGTTAAGCAGCTCAAGAACAGATACAATGACCCAACTTCGAACAAAAGGTTCGCACTAGGCATTGACAGAAACAAGATGAGGCTGTATGATTGTGAGGATCAACCAGATATTGTTGATGCCAATCAGACTAAGGAGTCTGTTGAGCCTGGCACTATCCTATCGATCCTTCCAGATACTAAAACAAGTTTCAAAGATTTTAAAGTATGACTGAACCAAACATTGATGTCAATGAGGCTCTGAAGAACCTTAATAAGGTGGAGCTTCCTGACCAAGCTTCTCTGAAGGATCAGATGCCAACTGATATGCAAGAGAATATTGCTAAGACTAAGGTACCTCTTCCAAAGGATCTACCAAAAGGATTTGGTGAACCACCTACTCCTAAAGCAAAGGAAGTTAAAGAACGTCAGCAGAAGAGGCACGATGCTAGGAAACCAGGTGATAAGTTTGAGGTAGACTTAGATAACTATCTTAAGTTTGTTGATCTTGTTACTAGTGAAGAGTCTAAGAACTATGATAAATTAATTGAGAGGTATGAAGATCTCAAGACTGCTGGTTGTAACATTGCTAGGTTAGATACTGCTGCATCAGGTTTAGTTGCTGAGGCAGGTGAGTTTATGGAGATCGTCAAGAAGATGAAGTTCCAAGGCAAACCATACAATGAAGCAAACAAAGAACACTTAATAATTGAGTTAGGTGATGTCCTATGGTATGCTGCTAATGCTTGTATGGCATTGGGTGTACGTATGGAGGAAGTAATTATTCGTAATACAGTTAAACTTGCTGCTAGATATCCTGATGAAGAATTCAGTGTTGAAAAATCCGAAAACCGTGCTGATGGAGACCTTTGAAAACGTGACACTATCTAAAGACTACAGGCTAAGACTACAAATCATAGCCTGTAGTGTCAGACTAAGAAGAGAAGTTAGTCTTGACGATATGAAATGGGCAACTAAATTAGTTGAGCACAACAACCACGCTAGAGGAATATGGGAACGAACGGTCGGCACAGTATGAGCCTCTATAGCACAGCGGTAGTGCAGGGCTTTTGTAAAGCCAAGGTCGGCAGTTCAAATCTGTCTGGAGGCATATGAATTTTATCCACCGTAATGAAGGTGCACTTGAACCACACGAGTGCACCTTTGTCATTAATTATTTTAATCAGAATACCGATGAACAAGTTGAAGGACAACTTGGGTTCGGTGCTAACTCTAGGGTAGATCCTGAGAAGAAATTATGTCAGGAGATGTACCTTAAGTCAGAGAGATTAGTTAATGAGTTTATCTTTACACCTGTTGCTAGGGTACTGAAGGAAACTTGTGAACAATACATTGGACAGTTCCCATTCATAGATGAACTAGAGAAGTGGTCTATAGCACCTACCTTTAAGATCCAGAAGTATCTACCTAAGCAAGGATACTTTAAAACCCATTGTGAGAATGATGGTGGTATGGATGGGTATGCTGAGAGAAGAATGATTGCTTGGATGATCTATCTTAATGATGTTGTTGATGGTGGAGAGACAGAGTTTCCTCATCAAAAAGAAAAGTTTAGACCTACTCGTGGTACGTGTTTATTCTGGCCAGCATACTGGACACATCCACACCACGGACTTACATCTCCGTCACAAGATAAATATATTTTGACAGGTTGGTATAACTTCAACCAAGAATGGCGAACTTATCTAAGATAGATGGTAAAACCTAGCGGAATCACTTCTAAGACAGCCAGAGAGAGACTCATCACAGATAATCCTGAGTGGAAGTCTATTAGGCTGACACTAATGCAAAATACCTTGATGTATAATCCAACATCGAAGGAGAAGATTGATTGTACTTGTAGGGAAGGTACTCTTGTTAAAATACAATCACCTAAACTATCTCAGTGTGGTCCAAACAAGAAGTCTCAGTGTGTACTAGCTAAGGTTGGTAAGTCTGGACCTGGATATATTAATACATCACATATACTTAAACCTGATGTAAAGACTAGGACTACTGATACTAAGAAAGCAGAAAGGGCTGCTATGCAACAACTAGATAAAATTCTAAAGGAGAAAGTTCAGTGTCTAGGAGAAGCAACAATATGTACACCTATAGGTAATGTTGTAGGTGCTTGTGGTGTTGAAGAACTTCCAGGTACACCTAAAGCAGACTTTGCTATCGTAGATAAGAAGGGTAAGCAGATATTTTGGATATCACATAAGAAGACAGGTGGTCCAAAAGCATTTCAACAGTATGGTGGTGTATCTAAGACAGCAGGACAGAAGATATCAATGCACGAACAAACACAGAAATTTTTAGAACAGACTACTGCGTATGTAGATGGGAATCAATTAACAGTACCAGTAATGAAGGTAATAAAGGATGAGAATTTAATTCGTATGTCAGTGTTTGGTCCTGATTCAGATGGTAACAGTACAAAATATGGTAAGAATAATTGTCACGTTTTAGGTCAAGGTGATGCAGTTCTAACTCACAAAGAAGATAACTGTTGGGATTTGAAATGGGAACATACTGTCTGGAACAATCGTAATGGTGTAGATGCTTTCACGAAAGGTGATGGTTATCAAGCAGTCTTTGGTGCTACCTTCCGTAAAGATAGAGGATTCACATATCTAGAACAGAAGTATAGGGGTGCACGTATAGGGATTTACCCAAAGGCATTGATGGAAGGTCGAACTAATGTTGTAGTATTAGAGGACGCATAGATGGCTAAGAACACTCACCTAGAACATATAGAAGACGACATCCTGAATGATGGAACAACAGGAGGTCATAATGCTATAGCTTTCCTTAAGGAACTTGGTAAGATGTTGTCAGAACCTAAGAGTTCTATCACTGTTACTACTAAATGGGATGGTGCACCTGCTGTTGTATGTGGTATCCACCCTGAGAATAAAAATTTCTTTGTGGGAACTAAATCAGTCTTTAATAAGAATGATCCTAAAGTCATATACAATCAGAGTGATATATCATTCTATGGTTATAGTGGTGACCTAGCAGCAAAGTTGAGTGCTTGTTTAAAACTATTACCTAAACTTAAGATCACAGGTGTATTACAAGGTGATCTATTGTTTAGTACAGGTGACAAGGCTTCTAAGAAGATAGATGGTAAAGACTGTATCGCATTCACACCTAATACTATTACTTACTGTGTAGAGAAGGGGTCTGACATTTACAAGGAAGTTGCTGGTGCATCATTAGGTATAGTATTTCATACCAAGTACAGTGGATCTGATCTTGGATCTATGAATGCACTACTGGGTGATGTTAGTGGTAGTTTCACTAAAGACCCTGCTGTATTTGCTGGTACTGCAACGTTGAAGGACGTGTCACGACAGTCTACCTTCACACCAGGTGAGAAGACTAAGTTTGAAGCACAAGTATCTAAGACAGTAGGATCATTGAAGCAGTCATCTAAGTTCCTTGATACTCTTAAGGGTACAGGTGATGGCAGGTTCTTATTCTCTGCTCTATTCAAACAGTATTTCAACTCTTATATAAGAGGTGGTAAGACTATTACTAATGCAATGGCAGTTGCTACTGGATTCAATGGGTTCTACGTAGCGATTATGGACAAGCAAATTAACTCTGTTAAAACTGAGAACACCAAGAAGAAGTATCAGAAGATAAAAGCAGATGGTTTAAAGTTTTTAAAGGTAAATTCTCGTGCAGTTTATATGACTGTAGCATCATATATGAATATAGTTGCGGCAAAGAAGATGGTTATTGCTAAGTTGAATGGAGTTAAGTCTGTTGGCACGTATCTCAAGACTGATACTGGGTTTAAAGTGACTGCACCCGAAGGATTTGTAGCGATTAAATCAGGAAAGGCATTGAAGTTAGTTGATAGACTAGAGTTTTCCCGCGCTAACTTCACGGCTGCTAAGTCGTGGAGGTGATAAATAATAAACGGAAACGAAAAAAGTTGCGATGAAGCTTAGTCAATTTTTATCAGAAGCCAGAACGGTAGCAGGTGAAGCTGCTTCCAAAAGAGGACTCTCGCACGCTGGTCACGGATACTATGCTGATAGACAGGGTAACATAGTTGCCAAGTCTGTTGGTGGTGAAAGACTGGTTGCTGTTGATAAATCAGAAGCACAACAAGCACAACAAGGTGCTGAACAAGGTTCTGCTGAAGATGCTCACAGAGAAGAGAATGGTGGAGAAGGACTAGGACATATCGCATTAACTTTTGGACGTTTCAATCCTCCAACTATAGGACACGAGAAACTTCTCGATACTGTTGCTGCTGAAGGAGCAGATAACTATAGGATTTACCCATCACGTACAGTGGATAGAAAATCTAATCCACTAGAACCAGAATCTAAAATTCAGTTTATGCAGTCGATGTTCTCAGAACATTCTGAGGCAATCGTTAACGATGCTGATATGTCCAACATCTTTAATGTATTAACTACATTAAATCAAGAAGGATACTCTGGTGTTACTATGGTCGTTGGTTCTGATCGTGTATCAGAATTCAAAGGACTTCTTGAGAAATATAATGGTGTTGCATACGACTTCGAAGAACTTGAAGTAGTATCTGGTGGAGAAAGAGACCCCGATGCCGAAGGTGTTGAGGGTATGTCTGCTTCTAAGATGCGTGCGTATGCTGCTGAAGGTAACATTGAAGAATTTTCTAAGGGTGTACCCTCTGGATTCAAAGATGTTAAGAAATTGATGAAAGAAGTACGTGTCGGTATGGGTCTACCACCAGAGGTAGAGACACCCGAACTGGAGAAGAAGGAAGTAAAAGAACTCTGGAAGATTGCTCCCAAGCTTGCTCAAGATGATCTACGTGAAGCATATATATCTGAGGAAGTATTCAGTATAGGTACTCTAGTAGAACATACCGATACTGGTGTACGTGGTGAGATTGTACAACGTGGTACTAACTATGCTACGTTCCAAGATGAGCACGGATGGGAGTTCAAAGTATGGTTAACTTCACTTACTGAAGTTGTTGAGAAGCATCCATCAGCAGATGATGGACCCGATGGTAACGACTGGAAGGTCGGACAAGACACCATTAGGACTGCTTTACAGGCAATGACACCTGGTCAACCTGTTAAAAAGTTTAGCG